GGTGTTTATGATGGGGCGCCAACAGGTGTCCTACACGCCAGTGGGCATTTCCATTCTTGATTATATTGAGCTATACAGGAAGTTTGTTCCTGGTGGAGCATCACAAGAATCGTATAAGTTAGATGCTATCTGCCATAACGACCTGGGAGAACGTAAGATGTCATATGATGAGTATGGCAGCTTGCACACCCTGTATAAGGTCAACTTTCAGAAGTTTATTGAATACAATATTCGAGACGTGGAGCTTGTTGAGAAACTGGATGCTAAGCATCGGGTTATCGACCTTGTGCTTACACTTTCCTATGACAACAAATGCAATTATGATGATGTGTTCACACAGGTTCGCATGTGGGACATCATCATTACAAACAGGCTGATGGACAGCAACATTATTGTTCCACCATCTAAGAACAACAAAAAGAACGAGAAGTATGTTGGCGCATATGTCAAGGAACCCTTGACTGGTATGCATCGATGGGTTGCGTCTTTCGACTTGACCAGTCTGTATCCAATGTTAATTCAGCAGTACAACATTTCACCAGATACGATTATTGAGCCAGAAAACTATACTTCTGATCAAACAAAGCTATTGAGTCAGAAGATTACAATAGACAGCATGCTTAACAAAGAAGTTGATACATCACTTCTGAATGGGTATACACTGACACCAAATGGCCAGTTGTTCAGGACGACTGAACAGGGGTTTCTATGTAAGATCATGGAAGAGATGTATGATGATCGTGCCAGATACAAGAAAGAATCCATAAAGGCAAAGAAGCTTCTGGAAACAGAAACCGATCCTGCCAAGAGAACAGAAATCGAAAAGACTATATCACGATACAATAACCTACAGCTTGCAAAGAAAGTGTCCCTGAATTCAGCATATGGTGCACTTGGAAATGAATACTTTCGGTTCTTTGATGTGCGTCAGGCATCTGCAATTACAACAGCAGGGCAGTTGTCCATTCGATGGATTGAAAACAAATTGAACACTTATCTAAATAACATATTATCAACCAAAGACAAGGATTATGTTATTGCATCGGATACGGACTCAATTTATCTATCTCTTGATGAGTTGGTGTGCCAAGCTCTTGGAGAAAAGAGTAGAACACATGATGCGCAACAAATCATCACCTTCATGGATAAGGTGTGTGAGAATAAGATTCAACCGTTCATTGACAAGTGCTACAATGAGCTTGCTGGATATACTAATGCCTACTCACAAAAGATGATGATGAAGCGTGAAGTTCTGGCCGATAGAGGCATCTGGACTGCCAAGAAACGGTATGTGTTGAATGTTTACAATAACGAGGGTGTAGCATACAAGACTCCACAGAAGAAGATTATGGGACTTGATATGATCAAGTCTTCTACACCGTCTGCCTGTAGGGAGAAGTTAAAAGAAAGTCTGGATATTCTTCTGTCAAAGACAGAGGCAGATATGATTGAATTTATCGATAAGTTTAGAGAAAAGTTCAAGACTCTGCCTGTATCAGACATTGCCTTTCCAAGGGGAGTAAACGGTATTAGAAAATATACCGTCAAGCTTGGTGCAAATGCAGGTATGCCAGACAAGGGATGTCCTATACATGTTCGTGGTTCTGTGTTATACAACATGGAAATCAAGAAACTGAAATTAGAGAAGAAGTATCCCATGATCATGGAAGGTGAAAAGATCAAGTTCATTTACTTGAAAGAGCCAAACACAATTCAGAGTAATATTATATCATTCCAGCAAATGTTGCCACCTGAATTTGATCTTGATAAGTACATTGACTATAATACTCAGTTTGAGAAGTCTTTTCTTGAACCACTCAAAGACTTGCTGGATTGTGTTGGTTGGAAAACAGAGCATGTAAATACACTAGAGGCTTTTTTCACATAGGAACATCACATGGATTCAGAGTTGTTTACTGAAGACTACTACATTCAGCCGGATGAAAAGGTTGTGAATTTTGTGGAAGAGATTTACAAATGGAAGTCTCAGAACTTGACAATGTATCCAACAGATGTTCTCAATCTTCTCATTGAGACTGGTAATGTGTCTCTGGTTGACGTTCTCACCATTTTTAAGAAGGCAGAGAAAAAACCAGTTGACATCAAACTGCCATTCAACTACATTGGTTGATGTTCATGCCCACTTAGCCCAACTGGTCAGAGGCAAAGGACTTAAAATCCTTAAAGTGATGGGTTCGAATCCCTCAGTGGGTACCAGTTTATGTCCTATAGCTCAACAGGTGAGAGCGGGCGCCTTATAAGCGTCAGATTTGGGTTCGAGTCCCGATAGGACAACCAGTATGGACCTGTAGCATAACGGTTAATGCCTGCCGCTCATAACGGCACCGATGGGAGTTCGAATCTCTCCGGGTCCACCATCTATTCTCTTGACTTCTCACCAACTATATGATACCAATGTAGCCTAAGTTTCACACACCAACAGGTGATCTATGACACCCGAGATCAAAGGCCTTGTGAACGAATATTGTGAGTTGTCTGAGCGCATCAAAAAGGATGAGAAGAGACTGAAGGAGATCAGAAAGGTCGTTCTGGCTCATGCGACGATAGCCAAGCCTCTGAAGACCGAACAATGGTGCATCACATACACAGAGACAGACGCTGATACTCTGGATGTGAAGAAGATACGGAAAGACATGAGCGCATCTTGGATCAAGCTGTACACTGTCACGTCTACTCGTGTTACACTGAAGGTGACTAAGCTCTAGCCAAAGGGAGTATAATGTCAGATTGGTGGATAAAGGCGACGGCATCAGCAACAATGATTGTCCTAATTGCCTGGATGGTGGAAACGTTCAGATAGAGGGAATACCCATGCACCCAAAGAAGAACTTTCGATATGGTGAAAGAGTTGAACTTGAAAATATGGGCAACACCGGCTTTTCACCATATGAAGGGCTAAAAGGAACCATAGTGGGAATTGCGACTATTCACATTGTAGATACCTACATTGTAGAAATGGACGAATTTCCCAATGAACATTGGGAATGGAAATGTATCACAGTTCCAGAAGGCTGTCTGAAAAGAATTTAGACCAATATAAAGGAGAATCAATGCGCATTATTACACTTATTTTCTGTATGTTCTTTGCAACAACATCATTTGCACAGACACGAGATCAAATCAGAATAGTCGGTTCTTCAACCGTCTATCCTTTTACTACCACAGTAGCAGAAAATTTTGGACGTTCAAAGAAGTTCAAGACACCTATTGTTGAGTCCACAGGAACAGGTGGTGGACTCAAACTGTTCTGTAACGGTGTTGGCCCAACACATCCAGATGCCGTGAATGCTTCTCGTGTAATTAAGAAGTCGGAATTTGATCTGTGCCAAGCCAATGGTGTAACACAGATCATAGAAATCAAGATTGGGTTTGATGGGTTAACTATCGCCCAAGCAAAGAACGGACCCAACATTCGTCTCTCACTGGCTCAGGTCTTCCTTGCCCTTGCAGAGAACGTTCCTGATAGGTCTGGAGCCCTTGTACCAAATCCTCACAGAAACTGGTCTGATATCGAGCCATCGCTTCCCAACGTGAGAATTGAGGTTCTTGGCCCACCACCAACATCAGGAACACGTGACTCGTTTCATGAACTGTTCATGGAGCCAGGAGCCGAGGCTGTTCTTGGAAACCTGAAGAAGACGAATCCAAAGGCCTTTGAGACGGCATGGAAGTCCATTCGTAAGGATGGAGCATATGTTGAGGCTGGAGAGAACGACAACGTAATTATCCAGAAGCTACAGGGCAACAGAAACGCCTTTGGCATCTTTGGCTTCTCTTTTCTAGATGAGAACACCGCAACAATCCGTGGTGTGTCCATTGATGGTGTTGAGCCGACAATGGATAACATCTCTTCGGGAAAGTACAAGGGAGCACGTGAGTTGTTCGTGTATGTTAAGGGACAACACATCGCTTCTATTCCTGGACTGAGAGAGTTCGCAGAAGAGTATGTGTCGTCAAGAGCAATTGGTGATGCTGGCTATCTGACACGTAAGGGTCTGGTGGCTCTACCAAAAAATCAGTTGACAGAAGTTGTGAACACTGTTAAAAGTATGGTTACTCTGAGAGCAGAGCAACTAAAGTAACATATTATTGTACCAAATAATTGGTTTGTGAGGGAGATGGCAGAAATGCTGTCTCTCTCGCTTTATTTTACAAAGAAGGAGAAAATGAAACAACACATTCTAACTGGTATAATATTTCTCACAGGAATGTCATTATCAGTCGTTGCTGGATACTATTCTATAATAGGGCTGGCAACATTATTTGAAGGTGCTTTTTGGTCCGTTGTTATAATGGGCACTGTATTGGAAATAGGCAAACTGGTTTCGGTCTCTTGGCTCTATCATAACTGGAGCGAAGCATCGAAACTGATCAAATCATATATGCTTTTTGCTATTACAGTTCTCATGCTCATAACG